TGGCTCATGACTTTCCAGATTAATGATGAGAATATCTGGAAGATGATTAAGTCTGGTGATATCACAGGTATCAGCATTGGTGCCCGCGCAACAGTCGAAACCTTAGAGGATGATGATGACTAAACCGAAACGAACTCTAAAGAACATCGACTTCAGTAAAGAAGACAGCCACATCGCACTGGTTGGTCCCGCTGTAGGTGGACCAGCAAATGGTGCTGATTATGCACTAGTGATGAAAGCAGTAAGTTTTAGTGAAGAAGCTATTGAGAAGATGCAGTCGATCAAGGTCACAATGAGTGTGCCTGATTTCCTACGCAAATTCTTTGGTCTTTACTACGAAGACGCTGAAGTTCTAGCTCGTGTCATGGGTTATGTTCCGCCTGAGTCTGACGAATCAGATTCTGAGACATCTTACGAAGACTGGATTCAATCCAAGGTTGAATCGTTCGAGATTCTGAAGTCACTTCAAGAGTCAACGGATGTTGAAACGCGATTGTCTGAACTAGATGAAGAACAATACATGTCTTTCATGCTTGATCAAGAAACCATTGAGAAGGCACTGAAGAAGTATGAAAAAGATTCCAAGGCTACTGCCAAACCAAAGGCTAGAGTCAAGGATGCCTCACCCGCTAGCGAGGAAAGAAAAGAAGAGGCGTCTGCCTCTGGTTCAAAACCAAATGTGGAGAAATCTATGACAAAAACTATCGAAACCGAAGTTACGGTTGAAATGGTTGAAAAGTCAGCCCTGGAAAACATTCAAAAGTCTCTGACTGAGACGATGGAAGAACTTCAGAAGGCTAAGGACGAAGTAAATCAATTCCGCAAAGAACGTGCAGAAGCTATTCGCAAGTCTCGCTTTGACGCACTGAAGACTGCAGTCAAGGATGAAGCAAAAGCTGAAGTTCTTTTCAAAGCTGTAAGTCTAGTAGAGAAACAAGAAGACTTTGACGCTGTTGTCAAGGTTCTTGCTGAGATGAATAGTGCTGTTGAAAAGTCAGCATTGTTTGAAGAAAAAGGTGCAAGTGCAGAAACGACTACGACTCTCGTGAAAGAGAATCCTATCGTCAAGGCTCTTCGCGCACAAAAAATCATTAATGAAAAGTAAACGAGGAATAAATCATGCCTGCTCCATTTGCTACTGATACCTTCCGTTTTAGCCACCTTGTGAAGCACGAATATGAGCCGAACTTCGCTTACTGCCGCGATGTTCTTGTTGCTAACGAAGCCGGTGCTCGTACCTATGTTGTAGGTACTGTACTTGGTCGCGTTACTGCAAACGGTAAAGTTCGTATTGCTGTACAAACTGCCTCAGACGGTTCACAAAACGCTTTCGCCATCTGCCTTGAAGACAGAGCTATTCCTGCTACCACAGACACTCGTGTACTGTGCCTAGTTCGTGGTCCAGCTATTGTTTCCAAGTTCGCTCTGGTACTCGACGCAACGTTCGACCTTCTGGCTGAACAGAATGCGCTGTACGCACAGCTTGAAGCTCTCGGCATTCGTGTAAACGACGCTGTTTAATTCTAACTACAACTAAGGACTATTACAATGCCTACAGTTCGTTCATTTGAAAAGCCGTTTGAGCTTGTAGACTATACCGAAGAACTGAATCTGATTCCCAATACCTGGGGTCTGATCAATGAGCTTGGTATTTTCCGTAGTGAGCCTGTTGCTCAGCACAGCATCACTATCGAATCTAAAGCTGGTACTCTCGGTGTAATCACTGACCAAGTTCGCGGTGCTCGTAACCTTGTCAACAGAGACGAAGTTGCTGCCCTGCGTTCATTCGCAATCCCTCACTTCCCGCTTGACGATGCTGTCAGCCCGCAAGACCTTCAAGGTAAGCGTGCTTATGGTACCGCTGACCAAGCTGAAACGGAAGCTGCTGTAATCGCTCGTAAGCTGGCTCGTATTCGTATGAACCACGCAGTTACGATGGAAACTGCTCGCGCATTTGCCATCACGAACGGTGCAGTTTACGCTCCCAACGGTACGGTTGTTGGTAACTACTACAGTGACTTCGGTGTTACTCGTCGTGAAGTTGACTTCGTGCTTGGTACCGCAGGTACTGACGTTATCGCTAAGGCTGAAGAAGTTATCGCGCACATTCAGGACAACATTCTGAGTGGTGAAAGCGTAACGAGTGTCGTGGCTCTTTGCAGCCCTGCATTCTTCGGCAAGCTGATTGCTCAAGCTGGTATCAAGGAAGCTTACAAGTTCTACACTTCGACACAAGAACCTCTGCGCCAGCGCCTTGGTTCAGGTCTGTTCCGCCGCTTCGAACACGGTGGTGTGGAGTTTATCGAGTACCGTGGTTCATACAACGGTGTTCCTCTGATTCCTGCAAACGATGCTTACTTCGTTCCGCGTGGTACTGCTGACATGTTCATCAGCTACTTCTCGCCTGCGAACAAGTTCTCGCACGTTAACACGCTTGGTGAGGAAGCTTACGCCTTCTCATACCGTGATAGTAAGGATGAAAAGATTGAACTTCAGACTGAGCACAACGCTCTTCACCTGATCCGTCGTCCTGCTGCGGTTGTCCGTGGCTTCACAAGCAACTAATCACTGCTTGTACGACAGAGCCCCTTCGGGGGCTCTTATTAAAGTATTCATGTGAGTGCTTTACTAAGAGAGGAAACACAATGGCTACACCAGAACAAATTCAACAAGTAAGATATGAACTGGCAGACACGGACGTTGGTTTCCCGATGTTGTCAGATCAAGAGTACACATACTTCATTGACAAAAACAACTCAAGCATTCGTCGTGCAATGATCGATGCAGCTAAGAGTATCCTGTTTAAGCTATCGATGCGTGGTGATGAAACCGTTGACATCTTCAGTGTAAAAGGATCGAAAGCTGCTGAACAGTATCGAATGGCTCTACAGTTGTTCATTAAGAATCCTGACTTCAATCCTGCACTGACACTCGCTGGCGCTTATGCTGGTGGTATCTCCAAACAGGATATGCGTGAGAACATCCTTAACGAAGACAACAACGCTGTGCTTGTACCAACTGACCCAAAGACTTATCCTGATAACTATTTTGAGGTACCGGAATGAATCTCTTTGTAATCTCTACAAACAGAATGATTGACCGCTTTGGTGCAAACGTTACGTTCAGGAGAATTGTAAACGGAGCATACGACTTCGATACAGGCGCTGTTAGTTCGACACAAGTTGATACTACAGCCAAAGCTTACAAGAGACAGATTGAGGCTAGTCAATACAACTACCCGAATCTGATCGGTAAAGAGGTTGCTGAGTTCTATGCTAAAGCTGCACTATTCACAGAGAAACCAACCGTCAACGACAAGGTTGTCTCTGGAACTGACACGTACACTGTGCAACGAGTTTCCGAGCATGGTGCGATGGGTGAAGTTATTCTATATCGACTTCTCTGTGTGAAAACATGATTGATATGAATCTGGATGAAGTGCTAAAGAGTCTTGTGAAAGTTGAAGAGACTTTCGTGCGTAAGCTCGATTTCATGTTCACCGGATTCTTCTATGAGCTTACCGAAAAAGCTGTAATGAATACACCTTTCGGTAATTCTGACACTAATGCAGACAAGTATGAAGCCAGAAGCTATACGTTCTTCGGTCGAATGCTACCAACTACAGAAGGTACTGCACGTAACTCGTGGCGTTTCTCTGCTCCTGTTGGTGCTGGTGATGTTCGTAACGCTAACTTCTTGTTTACC